GGTAGGCCCATGCGCCCAAAGCTCATCACCATCCTTGAGCTTGCCGGTGCCGCCCTGGTGGCGGCTGCCGCATGGGTCACCGACCTGCGCCTCGGCCTCGTCGTGTCGGGCCTGCTGCTCGTCGGCGTCGGCATCCTCTTGGAGCGTCGCTGACATGGGCCTGTTCTTCCCGAAGACCGAGGAGCGGTCAGGCCCGTCGGCCGGCGAGCTGGTGCAGGCGGCGCAGATGATGCGCCTGTCGCCCCAGTACGTCACCGTGACCGAGCAGGTCGCGCTGACGCACTCGGCCGTGTGGGCGTGCTCAAGCCTGTACGCCCGGCTGATCTCGACGCTGCCGTTCCACGCCTACCGGCAGGCCGGCGGCATCGACACCCGCATCCCCGACCCGCAGATCCTGCGCCAGCCCAACGGCACGCAGCCGCTGACGTCGTGGCTGTCGCAGGCCGTGTACTCGCTCGTGCTGCGGGGCAACGTGTTCGGCCTGATCGTCAGCCGCAACAACATGGCGCTGCCGACCGCAGTGCAGATCCTGCACCCCGACCTGGTGGCCGCCACCTACGACTGGCGTACCGACGCCGTGACCTACAAGGTCGGCGGCGTCGACGTCGACCCGTCGATGATCTGGCACCGGGCCATCAACACGATGCCTGGCTCGCCGTTCGGCATGAGCGCGCTGACCGCCGCCCGCCAGTCGGTCGGCATGGGCGTCTCGGCCCAGCAGTTCGGTTCGCAGTGGTTCACCTCGGGCGGCATTCCAACTGGGACGCTGGAGACCGACGCCGAGCTCACGGCCGAGCAGGCTGCTGCGATCAAGGACCGCTGGCAGCACGCCGTGACCGCCGAACGTGGCGTGGCGGTGCTCGGCCAGGGCTTCTCGTACAAGGCGATCTCAATTGCGCCGCAGGATGCCGAGTGGCTGAACGCCCAGAAGGTTTCGGTGCAGGACGTGTGCCGGTTCATGGGCGTGCCGCCGGAGATGGTCGGCAGCGAGTCCGGCGCCTCAATGACGTACAGCAACGTTGAGTCAAGGGCGGTTGACCTGCTCCGCTACTCGATCGACCCGGTGCTCTCCATCCTTGAGTCCGGGATGACTGACCTGCTGCCCCGGCCGCAGTACGTCCAGGCAACCCGTGACGCCCTGCTGCGCATGACCACGACCGAGCGGTACGCCGCCCACGCCTCGGCCATCGCCGCTGGCTGGAAGACGGTCGACGAGGTCAGGACGACAGAAGACCTCCCGCCGCTGCCCGAGCAGCCGGCCCCTGCCCAGGAGCAGATCTGATGACCGACGAGACGCGCGAGATGCCGGAGTCCATCTACCCGGTGACGGCGCGCCAGAAGGCCCTGTACAACGCCTACGAGGACGTCGCCGAGACGTTCGGCAAGTTTGACCAGGGCATCGGTCCCGACGGCGCGCACTACGTCGCCGAATCCCCGTTCGACGGCATGGTCTGCTCGTCGTGCGTGTCCTACGAGGGCGCACGGGCCTGTGTGCTCGTCGTCGGCGACATTGCGCCCGAAGGCGTCTGCAAGCTGTGGATCATCCCCGAGGCGCTGCTGGCGGGGGCCGAGTCGGAGGGCACCGACACCACCGAACCCGTGAGGCCCGACATGACCGTCAACGACGAGTACCGCCGCACCGCCGACGGCATTGACGTCCCCGAGCTTGAGCACCGGCGCCTTGCCGACGTCGAGCTGCGCATGGACGACGACATCCCCGTGCTCGAGGGGTACGCCCTGGTCTACGAGTACAAGTACGACATCGGCGGCGGCCCCGAAGAAGGTGGCTTTACCGAGGTCATTGCCCGTGGCGCCGCAGCCAAGTCCGCCGGCGAAGCAGACGTGCGCCTTCTGGTGAACCACGACGGGGTCCCCCTTGCAAGGTCACGGGGCGGCGAGGGCACGCTGCAGCTCAAGTCCGACGACGTCGGCCTGAAGGTGCGCGCCGAGCTCGACCCGGCCAACCCGACGGTGCAGGAGCTGCGGTCCGCCATGAACCGTGGCGACCTTGACCAGATGTCGTTCGCCTTCAAGGTCCCGAGGGGCGAAGGCCGCCAGGAATGGTCCAGCGACTACTCGCTGCGCACCATCCGTGAGGTCCAGCTCTTCGACGTCTCCGTCGTCACCTACCCGGCCAACCCGGCCACGGTGGCGAAGTTGCGCAGCGACGAGGCCCCGGTGGAGGAGGCGACCCTTGAGGTCGTCCCGACCCGCAGCCTCGACGTCGCACGCGCCCAGGCCGAGCGCCTGCTCAAGGCCTGAGCAAACACCGCGCCGCACGTCACGCCGCCGACCACGCCGGGCCTTGTGGCCCACCTGGTCGACACCTGACAGCACCCGGTGGTCCCTAACCATCGACTCCCTAGGAGCACCCCATGATTGAGCAGATCCGCTCACTTCTCGTCGACGCGCTCAACGAGCGCGAAGGCGCCGAGGCGAAGGTCACCGCAATCCTCGACGCAGTCGAGGCCGAGGACCGTACCGACCTCACCCCCGAAGAGACCATCGAGTTCGACGCAGCACGCGCCGAGCTCCGCACCATTGACGAGCGCATCGACGCTCTGAAGGCCCAGGAGGCTGACATGTCCGAGCTCAACGAGCGCAACGAGGCCGCAGCGGACACCCGCGCCGAGCTGGCGAAGGCGACCCCCGTCGTCCACGTCGGCCAAGAGGCCCGCACCTACCGCCAGGACGGCGAGCACAACTTCTTTGCCGACGCCATCGCCGCCAAGCGTGACGCCAGCGCTGCCGCCCGCATTGAGCGGAACCGGCTCGAGTCCGAGGTTGCCTACCGGTCTACAACCGGTGCCTTCGGTGGCCTTGTGGTCCCGCAGTACCTGACCGAGCTGTTCGCCCCGAACCTTGAGTCGGGCCGTCCGTTCCTGTCGTCGGTCACCAACCTGCCCCTGCCCGAGGCTGGCATGAACCTCACGATCCCCCGTGGCACGACCAGCACCTCGGTCGCAGCGCAGAGCACGGAGAACACCGCCGTCTCCAACCAGACCTTCGCCAACACCGATTTGGTCGTACCGGTCCGTACTTTTGCGGGCCAGCAGGTCGTGTCCCGCCAGGCCGTCGAGCGTGGCACCGGCATCGCCCAGATCCTGCTCGCCGACCTGTTCAGCGAGTACGCCACCAAGACCAACATCTCGGCGATCTCGGGTGACGGCACCGCCGGAAGCCACTTCGGCATCCTGAACACCACGTCGGTACAGACCGCTGCTTGGACCGGCACGACGGGCGCCTCGCTCGTCTCGGCGATCCACAACGGCATCGGCAAGGTCAACGGCGCCCGCTACGCGGCTGCCGACCTCATCGTCATGCACCCCCGCCGTTGGGCGTTCCTGTGCGCCTCGAGCGACTCCAACCTCCGTCCGCTGGTCGAGGTCGTCGGTGGCACCGGCCAGAACGTCGTCGGTGCGGGCACCCCTGGTGGCTACGCCGCAGTCGGCTCCATCGCCGGCATCCCCGTCGTCATCGACGCCGGTGTGCCGACGAACCTCGGTGCGTCGACCGACGAGGACCGCATCATCATCACCCGTCGCCAGGACGTGCTCCACATGGAGGACGCCGGTGCGCCGGTCGGCCTTGAGCTTGAGGAGGTCCTTGCGGACCAGCTCTCGGTGCGCATGGTGGCCTACGGCTTCAGCGCCTTCACTGCCGGGCGCTACCCGGTGGCCACCTGTGTCCTCCAGGGCACGGGCTTCAAGAACATCCTCAGCTGATCCGCTGAGCAAACCGAGAGGGGCCGGCGCTTGACAGCGGCGCCGGTCCCTCTCGCTGTCACCCCGCTGTCACTGCTGTCACTACGGAGGGCAACCCGTGAACAACAAGCTGGTGGGCAAGGTCGTCGTGGCCTTCCCAAGCACCGGCCACGACATCAGCAGCCGATGGCTGCGGTCGCTGGTCGAGATGGACGTGTACGACCGGGAGCGTGGCGTCCGGCTCTGGGAGGAGATGGGCTGCCCCGAGCATCCCAACCCCCTTGAGCTGCGCCTCTTCCACAATTACCTCTGCGTTGAGGCCACCGCCAACCTGGCCAAGGCGCGCAACCGCCTGGTCGACGAGTTCCTCACCAACGACGCCTACTCAAGCGCCGAATGGCTCTGGTTCCTTGACTCCGACATGGTCTGGGAACCCGAGCTGATGCACCGCATGGTTGCGCGTTGCGCCCAGATGGACCTGCGGGTCCTCGGCGGCCTGTGCGTCATCGTGACGCAGAACGGGCCACTGACCACACTCTTCGCCCACGACGACGACACCGTCACCCAGGTGCTGCTCGACTGGCCGGAGGGCAGCGTCTGTGAGGTCGCAGCGACCGGCACCGGTTGCCTGATGGTGCACCGCTCGGTCCTCGAGGAGATGCGCGAGAAGTCGGGCAGCGCCAAGAACGCCTGGTTCGGTTTTGACGTCGTCAACTCGATCACTGGCAAGGAGTGGGCGCTCGGCGAGGACATCTCGTTCTGTCTGCGAGTCCAGCAGCTCACCGACCACAAGGTCTACGTCGACACCACTGCCCACGTCGGCCACCACAAAGGCCCCAAGGTCTGGTGGCCGTCGGAGACGAAGACCAACCCGGTCGACGTCGACAAACTGCACACGAGCACGGTCGATGAGAACGTTCGGGCCTGACGCGGCGCGCTACTGGCTCGCCGCCGACGGCAAGCCGGTAGCCAAGCCGTTTCACCTGCGCTGGCTCCTGCCGGCACTCTGCGGTCAAGACCTCAAACTTTGGTGGGCCGTGTGGGGCCTGTCGTGGCCGCTGCTGGCCTCCGGCACCGTGTTCTGGGCCAGAGGCACCGGCGCATCGTGGGCGGTCTCTGCGGCCGCTGCAGCGCTGCTCGTGGCCCTGCCTGGCATTTGGGGCCCGCACTCGGTGCGCCCCGTCGGCGTCGACCTGCCCGCCATGGCCGTCGGCATCTGGGCCGCCGCCTGTTTCACCAACGGGCAGCCGGTCATCGGCGTCGTCCTGGTGCTGTGGGCGGCGTGCATCAAGGAGACCATGCCGGTCTGGGTGGCGCTGTGGGCGTGGACGCCCCTCGCCCTCGTCGGCCTGGCCGCCCCGGCCATCGCCGCCGTCGTCCGCAAACACGAGGTCGACCCGGTCACCGCACAGCCGCTGCTGCAGCGGGTGCACGACCACCCGGTGCGCAGCTCGCTCGAGCACCACCGGGGCCAGTGGCGCAGCGCCTGGTTCATGGTGGCGCCCTGGGGCGCTGGCCTAGCCGCACTGTTGGCACCGTCGCCGCAGCTGTTCGCCACAGTCGGCCTGGCATACGCCCAGCTCGTCGTGGCCACCGACACCGTCCGGCTCTACCAGATGGCCGCCGGGCCCGTCGTCTGCCTCGCAGCCGCCGGCGTCATCCCGACGCACTGGCTGCTACTTGCCGTCGTCGTACACGCAGTGTGGTGGCGAGAGCCGGTCGTCGGATGACCGCCACCATCTGTGTCGTCATCCCGACCGTCGGCCGCC